GTATGCCTTTATTGTTTAAAATAGATTCATCTCGATTGTATATAAGATTACCTGTGACAAACAGTTGTGTATAGTAACCTTCTATACCAACATACTGACACGCTAAATGACAATTCATCATTTGCAACCCTAGTGTCGTATGTGTTTGTTCAGAACTAAATCCTTTATAACAAGCTACAATACCACAGCTATCAATATAATAACCTTCAGAATCAGTGCTAACTGTTGCCAGTGTTCTGATTGCCATATTACAAAAGAAAAAGTTACAGTTGTTTATATGATATTCTGTTGCAGAATTTGTGCCTGTAACGAGAATACCTGCAGTTGTGCCAACTCTTGCTAAGTTACCAGCCGCTTGCCCTGTAGTTCCATTTTTTTCGCCATTGAAAAAAGAATTAGTTATACGTGTATTAGGGCAATCTATTAAATGGATCATGTTTGTAAAGTAACCTTGGGGTGTGCTTCCTGTAATATGCACCCTGTCGATTACAACTGATGGATCAGGTACACCAGCAACAAATTGGTTTGTAAATTTAAACGCAGTGTTGTTTGTGCCGCCCTCTTGGTTTGTAAGAACTGTCATATCTCTTACAGTAATTTCAAACCCATCAACTTCCGAACCGCCCTCCCAAGTATCACCAGACAAATCAATATCGAACCCGCCTGCTTGGTTTGTAAATACGATTCTTGTCACATCAATACCATCACCAATTATTGTGACTGGCTTGTTTTGTATAGTTAATTTGTTACTAACTAACCACGTTCCTGCTGGAAAATATAACACACCGCCAATAGTGCCTGCTTCCATAGCGTCTATTGTTGCTTGGAATGGTATAGCATTATCAGTAGCACCATCGTTTCCTGTTTGGTGCAATACACCACTGACAGTTCGATCTTCGCTCATGTCATACCACGGAAGTCCAGCTGCGGAACCATTAGCAGCAGCAGTTACTCGTCCATGTACATCAACTGTTATAGCGGCATTTGTATACGATCCTGCAGGGAACGCACCCCCGGTTAATGTTTGTGTTGACAATGAGATAGATTGGTTCTGAGTTAATGCTCCACCTCCTGTCAGTCCTGTACCTCCTGTTACTTCGCGTGTTTCAGGAACTTGGTTAGCGCCTCCATCAAGAATACCTGTAATGCGACCTTTTTTATCTACAGTAATTTGACTAGGATTGTTGAATGTGTCTGCGGCAGGCAATAAATCTGTTAAGCCTAACGTTACAGGTTGATCTAATTGTCCCCCTCCTTCTAAACCACCGCCTGCTTTTGGTAGAACACTAACAACAGCGCCTCCTGACCCCGATCCGCTTGCAGCTGCAATTACGCGCCCTGCTCTATCAACAGTTATATTAGCATTAGTATACTGCGTACCAGTAAGAGTAGGATTATCCGCGATATTTTCTAATGATAATGTAACATGATCAGTTAAAGCCCCACCGCCCGCTAATCCATAACCGGGATTGACTTTTGTGCTTGTAGGCACTTTAGATGGATCGATAGCACTTGATGTGCCTGTTGTTGATCCTTCTTTAACAACGATGGACTTACCAGTGCTATCAAAACCTATATACTTATTAGCACGATTTGTTGCTGTTTCCGTTACATTAACAACGTCATCATCGAAATCTGTTTCTTTGAATCCAATTTTTTGATCAATCTTACGTTGCAAATCTTGGCTTACTGCAGTTAATTGATCTAATTGTCTGTTAAGTTCACGAATGTTAAAACCACCTGACGGTGGAAAATCAGTTGTTCTTTCTTTTGTAATGTTTCTAACGATTGCTATTGTACAATCCGACTGTCCTGCATTGAAAACCACTGTACCTGATAAAAAACCACCATCGTCAGCCGCAATAGTTGTAACGCTGTAGTCTGTAGTTAATGCTTTTAAATTGCCGTCAACATAAACATCTAAATCTTTCGTTTGGAAAAATGGGAAGTTTACAGAAAACGTAGTCTGTGGAGTATTCCCTACTGAGTAAGAAATTCTTGTAGCCAGTTCTGTAATGTTTAAATCAGTCATTCAAGCCTCCGCGATTGAAAGATGCTGTAATACGTTTTGCTAAACTACGCACAATTATTCACTTTCTGCCACTGTATCAAATAGCAAATTAAGATGTGCAATATTGCCAAACGGCAACAAACTTTTTACTTCTTTTGCATTTGTCTGTCCTGACAAAATATCTCCTGCAACATTTGTCATTTGCATAACTTGGCCTGCTGCTGGCCCTAAAATACCTGATGCACGTTGTCGGTCTGTTACGAAGTTACCTTGACCTATTGCACGTTGTACTGACAAAGAACCGCCACTTAATGTATGCAAGGCATTGTCAGCATCTATAAACCATCCTGTCCATCCAGATCTTGCAACACCCTCAAACAACAATTCATCAAGCGTCATCTCTTTACCGCCTAACTGTTCATTTCGAATATACGCAATGCCTGACCCAATAGCCGTCATCAATGCTATTTGTGTTAATGTGTTGCGGTCTGCGTCTTGTATAGCAGGAATTAGAACTCGTTGATGTGATGACATTGCAAACGATTTAAACTGAGTAAGCAATGAGATGTATTCATTTGACATAAACAATGGCTTTTCGCCAAGTCCGGGCGTAACTATTATTGTGTTTATTTCTTTTGACAAAGCTGCATCAAACGCATCTTTTGCGATTAGGTTATCCCACTCAACACTATTCGCGATAATGTTAGCGTCTGTGCGTTGCCACTTATCTCTCATTTTATAAATAGATTCGGCTGCAGGACGATCTATGCCTGATGCCGCAAGTCGTTCTGCTTGTCTTGCTGTTGCTGTGCCGTTTATCAATGCCTCCACATCAGACAATATTTTTGTGCTAACAACAATTCCTGTAGCTGTTTTTGCAAAATCATTCCACAACGACATACCATTAACAATAAAATTAGCAGACGCTAAACCCGAAAGAGCAGACTCAAACCTATTATGTATCCCAAACGTGTCGCCTAGATCAGATATTTGTGCAGCCCTGTTGCTTAACCAAAACTCGAAACTTTCACCGATGTCGCGATTTTGCGCTAAACCTTTTTTCCATACATCATTGTTCATTAACGCATCGTACAAACTGCCCATAGATTTGCGTAAACCATTGGCTGTAACAACACGCCCAATGTCGGGGCCAGCCGCCATAGCTCCTGTCAGTAAAGTTATCGCAGAATAATTTTTTGCAATGCGTATGGCTTTTGATACAAGTCTATCAGGATCTACTGGCATCATGTATGTGCCACGTAATAAATCACGCATAGCCGCTAAATCTTCTATAACAGAATCACGTTCTTTAGCTAGTTTAACTGCTTCGTCGCCTGATGCAGCATCTATACGTGCCCTGTAATTTTGTTTAACAATACCGATCGGCCCAGCCTCACCAGTAAATATATTTTCCGACTCCATATTTATAGAACCATATTTACGATACAATTCTATATCAGGAGCCATTGTGCGACTATATGTTGTTACGAGTGTTAAAATGTCGTTTTCTAAAAATTCTGCAAACTCATCATCAAATATAAAATCGAGTTCTCGTTTATGAAATCCGCTTGCTGCTCCTGTCATAACTGTATCATCCGCATCAATAAACGGCTTACTGTCACGCAATGTTCTCGCTATGCGTTCTGCTTCTTTACGAGTTAGTTTCCCAGATGTTTGTATTTTTTTAATAAAGTCTTCGTAGTTCTCACGTATTTTATCTTTACGCCACATGCGCGGTACATAATTTCTACGATTTGCATTTAATCCTTTTTTTATTTTTTCTATCTCTGCCTCTAAACGTTTGACCTCTGCTGTGTCGTTCCGTCTAGATGCTGCTTTTAAAGCTCTTGTTTGTTTGTCCCACGGAATACCTAACTCCATCATTTCATCGAAATACTTTGTTAATATTCCATCTACCTCTGCAACTGCTTCGTTTACTTCTGGTATATGACTCCGCGACCCTGTACGTTTTGCCTCTGCAACTAACTGTCTAAACTCATAAGCCGTCATAACTCTGCTATTTGGTCGTATACCAACTACCCCTGCTAACGTTCCAAACGTACCAGTGTTATATCTGGCGTTCATTTTTTTGTAACCGTCATACAAACTATTATGCAATCGTCCAATATCGCCACGATACCGAACACGAATCATCGTTTCTATTGCTTGTTCTGTTGCTTGGTTGCCAAATGCCGCAGTGTTTTTCATTAATCGAGGCACAACCTCAAAAACTTCTAACAACGCTTGTTTAGCATTATTGTCAGATGCGCTAAGTATGCGAGATATAGGTGACAATCTGTCTCCAAATGCCCACGTTTTCTCTACAGAGTTACCTTGTAGTTCTTCGCCTAATGTTTGAGGTCTTGCAGGCATATCACTAGCGGCTGCTCCTGCGGCTTTAGCTTCTGGGTCTGGCACATTTTTTGGTTTTAAGACACCATCTTGTGCAGATATATCAGAGTTTGCGGCAACTTGTTCCCCCATAACAGTACGTGCGGCTGCTTCTTCTGCATCCATTTTTGTGCCACGCTGAGTCATAATGGATTTACCGCCTAACCCAGCCACTCTAAATAAACCACCCAACGCATATGTACCAATGCCTGCCAACATTGTATTTGTTGCGGCATTTTTTGTATCGCCAGTTTGATCTGTTTGCGGGTATTCGCGCATCGCTGTTAAAGTGCTGACTTTCAATGATTGCTTTAGTATTTGTCTAGCACCGCCACGAACACCTAAAGCTAAGTATGCTTCTGGCAACAATGCGATTGCTGCAACTTCTCCTAAACTGTATGCTGTTGGCGCTTCTTGTATTTGTCGTTGACGCTCAATCATGCGCATTAAATATTTAGTACGCATCTGATATGCGTCTTCGCTTTTAACCTCGCTTGCAATCCATGACCCTGCATAAAAATCTATTAGTTCTTGGTTGCCGTCTTGTGCTAACCGTTCCTGCAAATTAAAATTTGGATCAGGTGCATATGTTGGTCGGTCTCGCACAGTTAATAATTCAGTAAGACCGGGTATTGGTTCTCCTATTACATCGTTGAGCGTATACAAAATATTATCCATTGTTTCCTCGTTTGGAAGAAACATGTCTGCAATACCCATTCTAAAATTACGCCACGCTAATGTAGCATCCTTAGGTCGTTCAGCTTCCCATTGTGCCATATACGATTGCGTAACACCTTCGTTGGCGTTCTGCATTGTAGCATCTGGCCCAACAGGAACAGTAAACCCTAGTCGTGCAGAAGCTTCATCTACTGTTTCGCCTGTTTTTAATGCTGCATCACCCAGATTAGGAACGTCTATACGCAATAAATTAGGACGTTCTTCTTCAATCTTTTCGGCACGTACCTGATTTATTAACGGCTGTAACGGATTTTTTTCTACAGGATCAATAATGGTTTCATCTGTCAAAGAAACCTCCTATAGTGTCTATAGCGCTCCGTACCCCACTTGCAATTCCTAAGTCATCATTAACCACTCTTTCTGCAATGTTGCCTGTTTTGTAAAAAGCTGCTGGGCCAAGCAATGATGGTTGTTTAGCAAATGTAACAAGCCTAGCTAAATCGCTATGGAATGAACGTTCTTGCATTACAGGAACATCTTTACCTATTGGGAAATGATAAGCAGTGCTAGCTTTGGTACCCGGCACCTTTATTTTTTTCCACACAAATTTATCATTTCGTTCTAAACCTTGTGTTGCAATATGTATTTCATAAAACATTTGTCCTGTTCGTGCGTCTTTTCTGCCGTTCTTAAACGCCAATCGACCAGACAACATAAGCAAACCTAAATCTACTTTTAGTTTGCCGGTTTTTGCCTCTGGACTAAACAAAACACTATCTGGCCCATCAGGACGTAAATTAAACATTTGTTCTAAATAGTTTTCATTGTCCTTCATATTCAGAAGCAAGGCATTTCTTGCAGTTTCAATCATTGCAATACTTACCTCATCATGGCTCATGCGTTTCTCTGGCGGTAGCTTGTCATTCATAAGCATCGCTTCTGGTGTATAAGCATGTAATTGATACAAGTTTGACCTATCATCATCTGCACGTTCTGGATCTGCTGCCATAAAAATGCTTGGCGTTGTGACATCTGCCATTTTATCTAACGCATAAGACGCTGCTTGTTCTTGTGATATGTTAGGATTTTCTGCGTATACTTGTTTTAGAGATGTTGTATACAAACTTTTTGTTTGTTGATCCATTGCGCTTGTAAAATCGCTTGCACTAAAACCAAATAAAATCCCATCAAAACCACCTTTACGCCATGATTGGAACTCATTACTCAAAGCAGAAGGTCTTGTAACGCTCAGATATGCAGACCACCAAGGCGACACCGACAACGCTCCACCTACAGATTGGTTCCATGCCTTGTCCCAAGCACGACCTAAAAACGAACTTTCTACATTACCTTTTATCAACGCATTAGGTATAGCTTCTGTATTTTGCAATGTCTCTTGTGTAGCGGTTTCAATGGTTCCTGCTGTTAATGTGCCTTCCGTTGCTCTAGCATCAGCTTTGAAAGCATCTATTGCTTGTATAGATCCTGTTCTTGCAAATGTCATAGCTTGTTTAAAATTAACTGGCACATTTTGTAAAAGATTAGTTACATCTTCTTTTAAATGTTTCCCCGAACTTTCTGTTATGCCGTAATAGATTTCTGCAACTTTTTTGATTTGCGAACTAGGCATCTGCAAAACATCGCTTGTGAATAAATTTCTTATTTGTTTCGGTATATAATTGTATTGGTTAAGCATTTCACCAACTTGCATAGCAAAAGCATTATCTTGTGGTATAGTTTCATCATTCAGATAATCATTTAGTTTTTTACCAACATTTCTTTCGAACTGCGCATCTATAAATTTTGCTTGGTCGCTATCCGTATTTAAAGGCGTAACGCTTGCCCCGGTTCCCCTTGCTTGAACTTCTTTAGCTATGCGAATGATTTCATCATTTCGTCTCATTAACCCTGCAGTAGCAGATGGTGGATATGGTCTACCCCGACTACTATGTGTTAAGGCATTGGCTGGCAAAATGTTAAATTTGGTTTGCAGCTCTTGCGATTTTTTTAAGTCAATCGCGTCTTCTGTTTTTTGTTGCAGTTTTTTTTCAGCAGCAGCATCTGTCGCAGCATCTCTAATTAAACGTTTTTTGTTTTCATTTATTTGGCTGCGAATTTTTTTTGCTTGGCGAGGATACTGGTCTATAAGTTTTCTGCCTAAACGTTCAATGTTTTCTTCAGATGTAAGTTTCAACATATTAGATAAACTCGTATCGAGATCTATACCGTCAATATCTAACTGCCGCGATATAACTAAGTCATTATATGTTTTAAAAATAGACGGTTCCATCTTATCGCTATTTTCAGCCAGATACTTTTCTTGATCCTCTAATGTCATTTTATCAAATCTTGCAAATTCTAATATTTGCGCTCGTTTTATTTTTGCGTCAAATCCATTAGTTGTAAGTTCATCTGCAAACACAGCTCGAAAACCTTTTTCTTCTTTGAGGTTCTTGCCGTATGCAGCAATAGCATTGTTTAAATATTCATTAGCACCAATAGCGTTGCCATCTGCCATCATTTCCGTAAAACGCGTTGCAATTCCTGTAACTGACATTTCAAATTTTTTGCGACGCACTATCGCATCGGCTTCAGATTGCGTTATAGTTCCACGGCTTTGTGCAACTAAACTTTGGCCTAGTTCTTCCAATCTTGCACTATGCACACCAATGTCTTCGACACCTGTTTGCGTTTCCATGGTAGCCATTTCAATAGCTAAATCCATGTCGTTCTCTATTCGTTGTACGCTTTCTTGTGTTTCAAGTTTTGTTTGTTGTTTTAATATACCATTTATTTGGGCGCTCATAATGCCTTGGAAGTTTGCAAGCAGTTTATTGCGAACCCTACGATTGGGTGTTGTTTTTTCTGATGTTATTCTTTGGTATACTTTTTTTAATTCAGAACCGAATAGTTCTGCATCTGGACGTTCTTGCTGACGCGCAATTTCTGCTGATTGATTAAAAAACAAAGCAGTTTTTTCTGCTATCTCGATGTTTTCATTTTCTGTATCTATTTCTTTTTGTCGGCTGATAGCTTCTTGTTGCACTTCTTTAGCAAGACTGCCTAGCACATTAGACGGACGCACATATGGCATATTGCCTATTGCTACATTTCTTTTTTCTCGCTCTAATGCCATTGTTGCCTCTAATTCTTAATTAAGGATTTACCGCCAGCAAATACTGTAGACAATGCGTTTCCGTATGCTCTTGTTGAGTCTTCTTTACCTTGTAACAACATACCTCTACTTGCGCTTCGTCCTGTAATAGAAGCTGCCAACTGGTTGCTTGCATCTCGTCTTTGGTTTTCTGCTGTCAAAGCAAGCGCAGATCTTGTTGAACTGTCGCCTCCATAAGCGGCTCGTAGTGCGCGGTTTCTTGCCTTACGCTCTTCACTTTCGCGTTTTAACTGCGCTAACTGTCGTTGTGTTTCAAGATCGCGTTGCGCAGCCGCTTCTTTTGCTCTAGCTTTTGCAATGTTACCTTGTTTGATAGACGAAGCCGCACCAACCACTGTGCTTGCAACCGTCAATAATGTTAAAGGATCTGCCCCCATTAGTACGCTAACTCCGCTTGCATTGATAGTATTGTTGCTTTCATTGGTTCGGTTAACAGCAACGTAACAGTAGGTTCTCTGCTGTAACCAAGGAAATTAAATTCATATGGGCCACTTCTAGCCGTCGGTTGACCCGATAAATCTTCTTGCACGTTTCTTGTTAATAATACTTCTTGTTCTGCTGTAAGCGATAATGTGTCGAATGTTTCAACAATAAGCCTGCTTAAACGTCTTTTGCGGCCTGATAATTGTCCTGCCCTTGTAGACGCATCAAACGGCATAGGTTTTAAATATGCCAAAAACGGCAATCCAACTTCCACTGATACTTGTGGCTCTATTGTGTCTGGTAATGTAAGCACCCCTAAAGGAGATACATCAAACATGCCTATAAAGGCGTTACGAACCCGCACAGCGACTTTGTGATTAGAATAGGTTGTTAACCCCGAAAATGTTCTACTGGCCCCTGACGAGGTTTTACGAGTCATTCCTAGATCAAAATATCTATCCGTATTAAATCGTTCTACAAAATATTCGCTAGTGCCTGCTATTTTGCGTTGCGTAATAACAAATAAATCATCATTCACACATGCAACACTTAAATACTTATCACCAACTGTCATAGACGAAAATAAATCTGTTTGACTCATAAACACAGATTCACTGGCAAAAGTTATTGTTGAATTATTGTATGTTGTTGTTGCTGAATCTTGCCCAGCATCGGATGTTCCGGGGAACCACAATGACCAGCCCCTTGTTTCTTCTTCTCTTATAGAATGAAAAACCGCCATAGAACCGTTTTCCATAACAAAAAATGCGTATTGTTCCGCAAAATTTGATGACGTTAATACAGCAGCATCAATAGGCGTTTGCACTAGATGTCCCGCTAATATGCTTATAGACGAACTTGTATACGCTTGATTAAGGTCTTTGTAAAAATATTCACGTATGTTTCTACCGTTGCCACGTTGCGCAAACAAGATGGCATTATCAAAAACATATGGTTTAACTCTTTTGCACCCGAAAAATGTTTGAGGTCGCACGTTTATATTGCTTGGCGTAATAGCTTCGCCCTCATCAACTGAGATATACATTTCTGCACCATCAGTTAAAACTGTTAAATCACGACCCGGTACAAGATATTCTATTTTTCGCACTTCTGATGTTGCGCAGTTAAAATCTATTGCGTCATCATCTGCAGCAGTTCCAACATCAAAATTAAAAAATTGTTCTATTTTGCTTGCTACTAAACCTGATGGTCGAGCAGGAGGGCCATTGAACCACAACCTACCTTCTCTAAAACAAGTAGTAGATGGATAGCCTCGCAAATCGCTGAATAACGGTTCTGCCCAATCTAAGGTTAAAGCAGCAGCTTGCGTAGAAATGCCGTCTTTCAAAGTCACAGTAGCATCATAACCATTTGACGCAAGAGCCGTAACTTCAAATTCTTTAAATTTATTACTGTCGCCAGTATCTATAATTTGAAAACGTTTACCAATATGATCATCATTCCAGATACCAGTTTGCGGTGTTGTTGAATTTTGTGTGTAAAATCCTGCAGCAACAGAAGTGCCAGCAGTATACGTGCCTTGTGGATGGCTAAATTTTATATGAATTTCGGGCCTTGTAAATTTATGATATGGCTGGTGTATTCTGGTCTCATCTTCGTTTTTATCAAACGTTACTAGAGACATGAAAAATTCAGAAGCAGTTAGTCGTTCTAATTTTCTTATTGGTACATCTTCGTGACAAATTATCATTGTGTCAGCAAATTGCGTAAAGTCTAATGTTTTTATTTGCGACAACGAATATGGAGTTTCTAATTCGTCTACTTTTTCCCATGACGGAGATGCAAAAATGGAAATACGGTTTGGTGTAAACGCTAATAAATAACTTTGTTCCTCCGAAAAAATAAAAGGAATTAATCGCCCATCGCCTTGCAATCGTGATATTAAATCTGATCCGGGTCGCGTTGCCACCCCACCTTGCGCTAATTGTCTAAAGTTACGCATCCGTAATGCGCCCTGCAAGTAATGTTTTAAATCAGTCCTGCCACGCATACGTGGATCTAATTCTCCACTTGAGAACGTAGATATTGTGGACATCGCCCTTGCCATTAGAGAAGTCCTTCGTTACCTGATCTTGCACCGCGCCTTGCATCCATCATTTGCCCTGTGTTTAATACTCTTGGAGATGATTGACCACCATCTTGCGCTCTTGCTTTGCGACGGTAAACATCTCCTGCAGCCATAAGCATTTTAGATTTGGCTTCATTTTCTGTTAATGCTAATGCAAACATACTAGCCAATCCATAAATTATGGACATACGAAAATGTGGAGGCCAGTATCCTACTGGTGGCTCTATAACACGATCAACAGAAATAACACTATTGCTATCAGCATCAATAAGCAGTTTGTCACCTTCCATCTCCCATTCGCCTAAAACAGAACGACCTCGTTCTAATACGTTCCAAACTCTAATGGTGTTGCTTGGTATTTGAAAAACACCCAATCCTGTAGGGTGTGTTATGCTAGGAATAAAACTTGTTGTTGTTGTCTCACTAGCAAAACGCCATCGAGTTTCAAACAATTCAGCTTCTATCAAGTCTTCTAGCACAGTATTGGCGACAAGTGCTTGCGTAGTTTGGTCGTTTAGTGAAGTAATCGGATTGTCACCTACTAAAATAAGAGCAGAATTAACTAAATCTATTTTTGTTTTACTCACTGATCACCTACCTATTAAAAAAAGGGTGAGCAGAACGATGAAAGAGCCGAAAACCGTCCATACTCACCCCATACCCCGAAGGGATCTATCTGCTGTCAGTTGCAGTTATTGCATCCAAGTCGCCTGTATCTACAGTGCCACCTGCATTTGCATTTACAATTACTTGACCGACACCATCAGATGCTTTGACTAAAATCACGTCGTTAACGTTCAGAAACTCAGAAGCACCATTAAAGTAGCCAGCAGCATCAACAGTATTTTTTGCATCAGAAGTTGAATACATATACTGCGTAAATCCTGCACCTTGGGCTACTCGGGAAAGTGTATTAAAAGTAAAAGCCATATTACCCTCCCTATTCCGTGTACTTGACTTCTTCAATACCATCATTGTCAATAATGACGGCACCAAGAGCCAAAGAACCAACAAACAAGAACGCAGCATATTCGTTCTCATAAGATGGTGTAATTTGTGGTTCAGCGTTCATGCCAAGACCAATAGCAGAACGATGGTAAGCAAAACTCTTACGAACATTGCTACCGTCTACATCTAGACCAGAGAATGTCCAGTATAAGAAACCAAACCAACGTTTTGCAGTAATGCCAGTAGGCCAAGGTAGCTGATCAGGGCCGATATAATCAGCATCAGAAAACTGATCAATGCTAATAAGATCGTTCCAACCAGCAGGACTAACAGGCCAATACCGTTGTCCATCGTCTGGAACATCTCTGTTACCCATGCGTGTGTGTACATTTTGTACTTTCGCAAGAGTAAGACCACCAGAAGATGATTCAGAATCGTTGGTTGCTGCATCCATAGCCGCAACTAAGATTTCGTCAACCTTACGACCTAAAGCACCAGCTATTGCTTGTACTGTTACTTGTCGCTCATCAATGTTAGTTTTTAACATATCGAGTTTATCAACAAGTTCGCCAGCATAGTAGTCTGCCATTGTGACTTGAACTTTGGAGTGTCCAAGATTCATCAATGGAACTTTACCATGCCTAGCTTTTTGCCCAGCCGTTCCTTTTCCTATTTTTGGAAAAGTATCGTCTTGAGCAGACACCTTTTTCTCACGAACTGTGTTTCGGAGTTTAGAACCCATACGCTGGAAAGCAACGTGTACTTCACTCTCAAACTGTGAGATAAAGGTGGTATCAATGGTAGGAGCTGCCATTTGACTATCCAATCCTTTAAAAAGTTAATAACAAAATACGGTTGTTCCTAGCAGATGGGCTACTCTGGTTGTTCCTTTCGGGCCAGTACCACCATACTTTTGGGCCGATGTTATACCTGTATCTAAAGGATTTTTATTACTCTACGCACAAAAGCTAACAATTCCACTTTCTCAGTGCTTTATTGATTCTGCTATTAGGATCTCTAGCAGTTTTTGCGCTAGTCAATTTACGCTTCATGCCTTTCATGCGTGAGCAAAAAGACTTTCTTCTTTTAGCCGCTTTACTGCCTTTTTTAAGTTTAGACGGCTTCGTTGTAACAGGGGCTTTTAGATTACCGCCTGTTCTTCTATTGTAACTTGCGCGACCTTTCGCGTTCAAGCCACCACTTTTGCTCTTTCCTGCTTTCCGTTGCCATGCAGGAGTTTTAGCCATTATTTCCTCTTTTTAGGTTTTTTTGCTGTTTTAGCAGATTGTATAAATGCTTTTTTGGTAGGTGCGCCTTTTGTTCCGGGCTTCCTCATTTTTTCTCCGCTACCCGCAGCTATTCTACGACGTTTAGCATGAATATTGGCATACAAGCCGGGACGTTTTGCCATGTCACTTATCCTTATCTCTCATGTTGTTAAACAGATTAAATAATGTTTCTACCTTTTTCGTTAAATGTTCAACATCTACTTTTGTCTTAATAATGGCATACACCATACCACCCAATATAGCAAAAGCCGCAATAGCAGTATTTAGCAAGTCAAGTGCGTCGAATCCTTCCATCATGCCCCCGGTTTAGTAATCTTTTCCCCATGATCTCCCCCATCTGGCAGACAACTGTGACCTGACGGCAAATGCACAACTGCAGACCATTTAAGAGATGTTTTGTTTATCCAAATCTCTGTTATGTGGCCCCTTGCTGATAATCCGCGCCATATACGTTCTTCACCTAAACCTTTTAATTTTTCCTTTACTTGGTCTGTAGGCAAACATGGCATATAGCTGTTTTGTGCGTGAGCCATATGATACCAAAAGAACACCACTAACGATGCTACAGTTAATATCGCTAACTCACGCAGTTTCATTTACTTAACCATTTTTTTACGAGGCTTTTTAGGCTTATTTTTTTTAAGCGACATCTTTGATGTTGGGCCGGGGTAAGGCTTAAGTTTTCCCCCTTTTTTAGAATAAGGCATAGTAGTATTCCTCCGCTATCAGCCATTTTGTAAACGTTCAAAACCTTTTGTAACACGATCTACTAATTGATCGTCACGCACACCAGCAGCACCCCAGTATTTTTCTGTATTCATAAGTGCTTGAAGTTCTTCTAATGTTTCGGCTACTGGTGTAGAAGATGCACCATCAACATTGTTAGCAGATGACTGTGACAAACTCATCATCTCTTCTATTGCTACAACACCTTCTGCAGTAGTTGCTAACATATTAAGTGCATTTTTAGTGTCTTCTGACAGTTTTGCATCTGCCCATGCGTTTATTGCATCTATTCTGGTTTGACCGTCTTCGCCAAGTTTTGCTAGTTCTTGATCAACATTGGGTGCATTTGCTTGCATGGCTTCGACATAGTTTTGTATTCCTGCTTGGAATCCTGCGTTATCCAAACCCATTCCATGCGCTTGCTCACGCCAAAATGACAAAAGCGGGTCTCCGTCTTGGAACTCAACACCCTCCAACTCAGGAAGCGTATAATCCGACGCATTTTCTGGCCTATTAGCAAGACTTTCAGCTTTAACCTCAGCACGAAGATCATCCATCTTAGAATGGAACTTCTGCTCCAACTGAGTATATGACTCGCCAAATGTTTGAAGTCTAGCCTCTCCTTTCTCTGCATCCCAAAATTTTTCTGGTACATACTCAGGCCTGCTAGCTATCGATTGTTCTTGTGTCTCCACTGACTCTGTTGTTGGCTCTGGTGAAGATGTTTGTGACTCGCTCATTTGTTCCTGTCTCCGCTTCTTTCAGTTTATTTGATGTTTCTATCAACTTTATTATGTCCGCATATACTGATCTTCGACCCTCCATATATACGGCTTCTGAAGGATCTATTGGCGGCTGCAATATTGTATTCATTGTTATTGACCGCAAATACTCTAATACTATTTCTCCATCTTTTGATTCAAAAAAATTTGTTGCTAAATGTGCTACTGTACTCTTTGCTATTTGTTTCTTCATACAGGCGGCTCTCCACGTTGTTGCTCTAATACAGGCGCTAATTGCCCGACTGTTTCCTGCAATAATGCAGCTTGTTCTTCGGGTTTGCGTAACAAGTCTAACGGAATTTGTTGTTTTTCTGCATACCATTTAGCGGCTTTATCTTGATCGACAAGAACTTGCAGTATTTGTGGCCCAAACACACTAACCATACGCTGTAAAAATTGATCCATATTAGTTACATCTTGCATACGCTGTGCTGTAGCTAATGGTGATTGCGAAACAATTTGTATCTGCTTACCGTCAATGGTAGGTATTTGTATCAAGCCTTTGTCTTTAAGGATATAAATAACACGCTGAATAACAGGCTCTACCAATTCTTTCATAAGGCGACCAAAAGCTGGGCCTATTTCATTCGCTAACTGGGCCATACGTTCCGCAACCTCTGTAGCCGACATGGGTGTAGCTTCATGGGGTCTACCGAGTTGCTGATTGTACAATGCTTTTTTAATGTTATGACGCATATCATCTAACACTAATTGACCTACATCAAATCGTGCAGGCGTTTGCAATGGATCTATACGAGATCCGGGGGCGCGAGGGATGATGATTCCCGGTCTTAAGTTAATGCTATCTGGATTTATCACCCCGTCATCATCCGCTTGCCACATTCCAGTTACCGCCATATCAGCGTTCTCTAGAATTAGTTGCACTGTTAGATTACAAGTGCGTATTGCAGGAAGAGCATTTATTACAGGGCCACGACCATAACTTTCACCAGCAGCCTTGCTCCATCGAAACAATATCCAAGGATTAGATCCTCTACCCTCATATCGTTCTCTGGCTATTTCTTGCTCTATCGACGGTATATGCGCTACAAAATCCCATTGCCGTAAATTAGGTTTACTACGATCTCGCATAGTGCTTTGCACTAACTCTATGCTATCGTTACTATGGTTTCTCGATTTTATTATTGCCAATACATCCTCTGGTAAATTTGGGTACATAATTGGCAAATGATCAATCTTGCAAAACTTGCGATAATGTATGTCATCTATTTGACCATCAGGGCCATCCTCAATAGCGATTTCTGTTAATGGTATAGCGCGAAACCGCAACGGATCTATTGCATCTCCCGGCATAACATGAAGTATTCCTGTGCCAACGGCTAAATCATGTAATGCTTCGTTTACTTCTTGATCAAAATTAGATGCAGCAATGTAATCAAATACTTTTTGCGTAATAGCTTGCAACTCTTCATTTACTTCTTCTGCTTCTATCTCATCTTCTATATCACTACCCGCAACCAAATTAGCCCATCTGCTGAACGGAGGCATTAAGCTACTTTGTAGTTCAGCCGCAAACTCAGTAACACCAACAACAGCCGTTTCGTCAAATATGCGGTCTGTACGCGATTGGCCTAGTTGATTGCTATGATCAAACCCTTGTCTTGTTGGCATAGTGTAATCATAAGCGTCTTGAAATAACGGTCTAAACTTATCTCGATTGTTGAACGCTATTTCTGCTTTTTGTTTTACATCTTTAGGAGTCATAAATTATCCTAACAAACTCTTTTTGGTTGCTTGTCCACCGCCAGCAGTTCCAGCATTAAGAAGACTTGCATAACCTACGTTTCCAGACATTCTAGCCGATCGTAAACTTGCAGCTTTAGCTTCTGCTCTAGCTTTTTCTTCTTCTGCTAATCGACGCGCTTCGGCTCGTTCTGCAGCTAGGTTGGGGTCTTCTTTCGGCCCTGAGAATAATTTACCTATTGCTCCCATTTTTTACCTCCTATTCAGAAGTTACAAAAGAACGCTTTGCACCCGCTTTTGTGTACGCACAAAACAACTGTGTAGGAGTAAATGCGTTAGATTTAAACTTTGTTAAATGTTTTATTGCAGAAACACACGTTGCTATTGGAAAAAACAGTTTTGCATATCCTTCATGTTGCGGGGGTGC